ATGGCCACGATCAGAGCACGGAAACGCACCGACGGCAGCATCAGTTACACGGCACAGATACGCCTGTTTCGCGATGGAGCGCAAGTTTACCAAGAGAGCCAGACCTTTGCCCGAAAACAGGCCGCCCAGGCCTGGGTTCGAAAGCGAGAGACCGAACTGGATCAACCCGGCGCTATCGAACGCGCGAATCGCCAAGGCGCAACCGTCAAGGAAATGATCGACCGCTATTTGGTGGAAATGGAAAAGGTCCGCCCGTTGGGCAAAACCAAACTGGCGACGCTCAAGGCGATCGGTGAGTCGTACCTGGGAAAACTCAACGACCAGGAGATCAACAGTCAGCAGTTGGTGGAGTATGCGCTGTGGCGCATGGGTAAAGAGGGAGGGGCCGTCCAACCTCAGACGGCCGGTAACGATCTCGCCCACCTGGGTGCTGTGCTTTCAATTGCTCGGCCTGCGTGGGGGTATGAGGTTAATCCGCACGCAATGGCGGACGCCCGAAAGGTGCTGAAGAAGCTCGGCTACAACATGAAAAGTCGGGAGCGCGACCGACGTCCGACCCTGGATGAATTGGACAAACTGCTGACCCACTTTCGTGGGATTCAAGCCCGCCGACCTACGTCGATCAACATGCTCAAGATGACTGCGTTTGCCTTGTTCTCAACGCGTCGCCAGGAGGAGATTACGCGTATTCAATGGGCGGATCTGGACGAGCAAGGCCAACGAGTGTTGGTGCGTGACATGAAAAATCCCGGCCAGAAGATCGGCAACGATGTCTGGTGTCATTTGCCGCCCGAGGCCTGGGCGATTCTTCAAACAATGCCCAAGTCGCTCCCCGAGATCTTTCCCTATAGCGCTGAATCCGTGTCCACGTCCTGGAGTCGGGCTTGCAAGATCTTGGGCATTGAGAATCTTCACTTCCATGACTTGCGCCATGAAGGTGTTAGCCGTTTGTTCGAGATGGATTGGGATATCCCCCGAGTCGCTAGCGTTTCAGGGCACAGGGATTGGAATTCGATGCGTCGTTACACCCATCTGCGTGGTCGGGGTGACGTGTACGCTAATTGGAAGTGGTTGAAGAAAGTCCTACTGGCGCCCGTAAAATTGGGCGCCAGGACGCTCAAATAAATTAGCTACTGCGTGGTGCGCTGTTCAACTGATTGCTTTCTTTAACGGCGGCAGCGCGCTGGGCATCCAAGTATTCGGAAAGGTCCGCGATGTGAATTCCTTTTGCGCTTTTCTGGCTCGGTTCCATGCGGGTGATAGGGATTTTGATTTGTCCGGCCCCCACTTTGCGTTGGAACATGTCCGTGGTGAGATGAGTGAAGTAGTCCTTACACACACGATCCAGCGGAATCACCACTTGACCATTATATTGGGCCATCAATACAAACAACGTTTTCATAGCGCGTCTCCTTGGCAAACATCCGACCGAAAACCGGTGCCACCTACCTCCAGGGCGTAGCAGGCTAAGTGATTGCCAACGCAAAATGAGTTCGTGGTAGCCTCGGCGACACCGCCATTGTGGATTTGAGCTTGCATGGTTCTCTCCTTTCAGTGGTGGTCGGCGTCGAGGGGTTGCAGCCCCTCGGCGCCATCTTTTTGTTTACCTGGCGAGCCAAATCAGTACGTCAGGTACCTGAATCGCCGTGATAGCGATCAGTGCGATGGTTACGATCGTGCTGATCAGGTTGCTCAAGAACTCCCTGCTACCTCGTTGGGCTGTTTCATTGGTGCGCTGCATGGTTCTCTCCTTTCAGTGGTTGCCGGTTGCAGCCGGCGTTACATGTCGCTGTCTGGGTTTCGCACCAGGTGCAGCTCCAAGTCTTCGAATTCGTTGTTGTCCTCAGTGCTCGATTGCCAATCCAGTACCGCCTGGATCTGCAGTCGCGAGCAACTCAGTACCAAAATCTCGCGCTGACCGTTCGTTGCGCGCACTTCCAGGATGTCAACGAGGCCATCAGCACCGTAGGCGTCGGCCTGTACGGTTTTCCGGTGATCGTTGCCCATCTGGCGCATCACTTCGGTGACGCGGTCCTGCAGGTTTGCCGCTGTGCCATTGCAGGCGAGTATTTGAATTTGCATTCATCTGTCCTGTCGGCGATCCGCAATCACGCGTTAAAAATCCAGCACTTCACAATGGGTTGTTTCGTAATGGTGGCGTTGGAGTGCTTGGCCTGGTGGGCACGTACCGCGCTGTCGGTTGCCTTATTCGTATCGATCAGCTTCCGAGAGCGGGAGTCCTTGAGGCGCTCCCTCAGTTCGCTGATGTCGGCAACCTTCTGGCGGTGCTCGGCCGCGCACTTGACGAAGTCATTGAGGTTGATCGCGATGGTGTGGTCTTTCTTGCTGTGGTTGACCACCGGGCCGTCAGCGTCCAGGCCTTCGAGGTATTCGTAGACTTCCCAAAACTCAGCCACTACCGGGTGATCCGAACTGATCGAGGATTGACGCTCGATCGCCATGCGGATGATTTGGGTGCGGGTGTGGCTGATTTGCGGCTCGCTGAGGGGGATGACCAGGCGCAGGCAATCGAGCAAGGCGAGCAGCTGGGCGTGGTTCTTGTTGATCCGCTCCACACGGATGTAGCCGCGCAGCTTGTTGCCGCAATGGCCACAGTCGCTCTGTTCATCTTTGAATGGCGTCTCGCACGCAAAGCAATGGCTGTGAAGGGTCCGCAACTTTGCCTCGTAGCCGGGCATGCGACTGGCGAACAGCTCCATTACTTCCGACTCTTTGCGCACTGCTTGCAGCAAGAAGTTGCTGAGCTTCGCGCCTTCCAGTGAGTTGAGCAGGTCCGCTGCTGCACGGCTTTCTGCCGTAACGGTTGGCCGCACAAAGTGCAGCTTCACGATGCGGGTCATGATCGCCTCGGATGCCACAACGGGAGCGTTCTGACTGATGGCGATTGTGGCGCGAAAGGGTGGCTCGTAGGTTTCGTTGCCGGCGGTTTTTACACCCTTGGTCGCGAGCGTGCCGCCGCCGTAGTAGTCCTTCAGTTCGTCCCATTCGAACGTTTTGGCGTGTGCCTTATCGTCGCCGCTACGGTCCGATTCCAGCAGCACGACGGGCATGCCGGAGATTTGGCCCATCAAGCGGCTACGGCCAGCCTTGGTGGATTTGGATGGGTCGAAACCTTCGTACCCTTCGCGGCCGAGCAATTTCCAGAGCAGGGTGAGCAGGGTGGTTTTGCCGGCACCGGCTTCGCCCGTGGCTTCGAGAAAAGGGAACGATTGGTACCGGGCGCGGATCTGCTCGGCGAACAGCGAGCCGAACCAGAAGGTCAGCGCCACGGTGCCCTGGGCGCCGAAGCATTGCCAGAGCAAGTCCAGCCAGCGCGCGTCGTAGTCTTTGGCATCCTTCTGCAGGGCGATCTTTACGCCTTTTTGCAGGCTCTTGAGTTTCAGCTTGCCCATCTCGAAGAATTCCTCTTCGTTGATGGTGATGAGCAGGCCCTCGCGAATGGCGACGTCGTTAAACACGTAGCAGCCGTACTCCCGGCTGTAGCCCACATAGTCGATGGTTTGAACGGTTTTGATGCCGAAAAGCTGGTCTTTCATGATCTTGTCCAACTGCTGTCCACTGCCGGTGAACACGGCTCCGGCACCCATGCCGAGAAGTCTTTTTTTGAATTCGCTTGCCGCGGCGACCTGGCCACCGGTGAAGGTGTTTTTCACCGAGCCACCGTCATGGGGGAAGTCGACGCGGAAGAAGTACCAGGACTCGTCGGTGATCTCGTTGCGCTGGAAATACAGAGCCTTGGGGTAGCAGTTGGCAATCTCGACCACGCAGCCGGACATACGCAGGGCCTTGGCGCGTCGTGCCTTGTCGTTCAGTTGTTGGTCTTCGTGGTTGTCGCTGGCATCCAGCGCCTGCATGGCGCTGTTGAACTTCGAGATGTCCAACTTCCACCAGTACAGGCGGGAGTCGAAGCCGAAGTGAAACTCCTCCCGCTCGCGCCACTGGTACATGAGCAGGGCTTTTTCCACCGCGCTTTCCGCAATCAGCAGGGCACCGTGGTGCTTGGCGTCGTCCAGCTCCTTATCGATCCGCTGGTTGCGGGCTTCGACGTCATCCATGAATGCCCAGCGCTGATGCAGATCGTTCCAGTCGACCTTGCGCGAATCAGGCTGGGGGATCTGTGCCGCGTCGCAGGTGAAGCCAATGTCCCTAGCCTGACGGACCCACATGCGGGTGTATTTGTGCGCGCCTGGTTCGTTGTCCAATGCCCAGATCAGCTTTGGTGTTTTGCCACCGCGAGCATTGATCAGGGCTTTAAGCGACTCTTCTGGGTAGGCATTCGAGGACAGCGCGGCGACGGCGGGGATACCGTTCTGCACCAAGGCAATGGCATCGAAAATGCCCTCGACGATCCACAGTTCTTCCACCTGCAGCAGATCAACACAAGGTGGTACCCACCAAAAACCCTTGTAGCTTTCGCCCGGCTTGAAGCGCGCTTTCTTCTTGCCGAAGCGATTCGGCTTGTCGATGAGTCGTTCCCAGTAGCCACCTTTTTCCAGTGGAAATCGAACGGTGGCCGAACCGATGTTCAGGTCGCGATCAAAGTAGTGCTCCTGGGAGTACCAACCCTCAATCATCCCCACATCGAATCCGCGGGCGAAGGTCAAATAGGCCTTTGCGCTGGCTGCAGGTTGATCGTCGGTGGCAGGGGCACGCTTGCTCCAGTCATCGAACAGGTCGCTGTACAGCTCCTTGACCGGCTCCATGTAACGGCATTTTTGCTCACGGCCGCAGCGGATGAACCACGGCTCGTCGTAGCGGGAAAACAGCCGCCGCTGGTTGCACTGTGGGCAGGTTCCTTTACGCATGTATTGCGTGCCGGCCATGTGCTGCAGGCCGAAGTCAGCCTCGAGCCGCTGCAGTACATCAGCGCGCAGTTGGTGGTCCATTGTCTTCACTGCGCACGCTCCACAGCATTTGAATCGAGCTGCTTTTTCAGCTCAATGCGAGTCCGGCAAATGCCGGCAAGGTGCGGGATGTCCTGGAGTACCTTTGGGGCGCGCTGGCCACGCGGTACATTCCGATAACGATCGGAGTACCAAACGTCGGCCATGGTGGTGTCGTACTGGCTGCTGAGCCAGCGCAGGTATTGCTCTGCCTGCTGCTGATTCAACTCCAGTTGGATGGTGATATTGCTCATTTCGGCCACCAGTAAAGTGCAGTTTCCCCTTACCCACGCAAGGCGGGCATATGGCAGGGGCGGTTCAGAGTTAGTTCGAGGTGTCGCGGGAGGTCAGCAAGCGCGCTGGTAAGAAGCGCGCCGGTACGGGGTAACGCTTCTGGGTTTGGGTATCCAGCAACCAGACCAAGTACCGATAGGCACTGCTTGCCGGATAGATGCCCAGTCGAGCCACACGCTTGGTGGTCATGCTTTCGAATTCGGTGACCGCCAGATCCGCGATCCGCTGCACCAGGTGCTCAGGCACTTCAAGCGACTGGGCGAGGTAGCGTTTGCAGTTTTCAATCAGCTGGCAATCTCCGGACAGGTGCTGCCCGTGTTGCCGGTAAAGGTAGGCCACGGCAGCCTGTTGCATGGCGGCGCGATAGTCGTTGGTGGGATTGATCGTCAAGGTGATGGCGTTCATGCGAGTGAGGCCTCCATTTCCAGTTGATCCAGCAAATCGGGTTGATCGTTGGCTGACTTCATCGCGGCGCGGCGTAGGGCAACATCTGCGACAGGAAGGCGAACGGCGGGGTTAGCCATGCCGCTCGGACTCATTTCATGAGTCATTTCAAACTGGGCGCGGACCGACCAGCCGCAGGCCTCGTTGACACATTGCAGGTAGGCCACGCGTAGAAAAATATGGGTACCTTCACTGGTGCGAATTCGCATTCGGCCCATGCAGTGGGGACAAACAAGTTTGTAGGTGCTCATGACCACTCCCTTAGAGCGTTTCTGCCACTTCTTGCGCGATGTTCAACGGGGTGATTGCGTCGCCAATGGCGATCCTGATGTCACTGCCTGAAAGTGAATCATTGGTGGTCGTGACAATTTCTTTTAATGTGTTCAACCGCTGCTGTGCGATACCCAGCAGGTCCAGCAATTGATGTCTTTCTATTTCGGAGATATAGGTCATGGCGACTCACTCAAAAAAGGATGTTGAAAGCTTGTTGCAGCGTTTGCAGGAGCGGCATGAAGCGCTGGTAGAAATCATGCGCGGCCGTGAAACCAAAAAGCTGACGGTTACAGGAGAGGTGCCAGGGCTACTCGTAAAAGCTGAAGACATCCGGTTTGCCGTGGATGACGTCGCAACAGCTTTGAAAGAAATTAAGGCGCGTCTTGGTAAAGGCTGAGTCAGGCTTTGCGTTTTGTAGGTGCTCATTGTCCTACCTCCTGGCTGTGTAACTGGATCGTGGCCAATACCTCTGAGTGGCGTGCGCTCACGTATTTACTGTGGGCCGCGAGGATCGCAGCAGCTTCGCCCTTGTCGATGACGCCATCGGCCAACGCTTTCTCGATGATCTGATCGACCACGCCTCGTTTGGCAGCGGTGCTCACCGTACGGCTGTACAACTCGATGTTGTCCAGGGTTTCTGGATCGGCAATAGGCACGAACATGCCGCTATAGAGTGAGGCCACGTACTCAGGAAAGAAGCTGGTTCCTGCGTCACGCTCGAGCATGTGAATTTGGTCGTCGCTCAGCGGGCGGCTGCCGGCGTTTTCATAAACGTGGTTGTCAAATTTCTTGAGTTCGTAACCGAGGCGCGCTGCGGCGCACTCACGACCACCTGGGTAAGCGCAAACAACGGCGCTGACGACTTGGCGTCTGGTTTCTAGCACTGGGCGCTTCATGTTCTCGTTTCCCTCCTTGGCTTGCCGCACTACCGTGCAACTTCGCCGTCTTTGATCCCGAGCAAGACTGCTGCCCGGTGTGCTTCGCCTCGACGACCTTTCTTGCGTCCGTTGAGTAGATCACTGACCAAATTTTTGTTCAGACCGTGTTCGCGGCTGAACTCCGCAATACTTTTTCCCCGTCGGTCTAGAGCTGCACGGGCTTGCTCGGGGGTTAGAAGGGCATGCATAGTGTTCAACCGTGTTTAATCGTGTTCGACAGCGAGGATTCTTGGGCAGAAAACTGTTCAAGTCAACTGGTATTGATCAAAAAAGTGCTCATATTGTCTGGAGTAGGCGAACGCCTACGTGAAGAAAGGGATCGGCTGGGTATGAACCAGACCGATTTTGGTATTGCTGCGGGCGTTAGCCGAGGAACTCAGAAGGCATATGAACTCGAGTCAAGCTCGCCAGATATTCGCTACCTGTCAGCTTTGCAGGGCATGGCTGTGGATGTTCATTTTGTTCTTACTGGAAACCGGCACCTGATAGACGCTGCGAATCTCAGCGAAGAGGAATCATTGGTTCTCCAACAATTTCGATCTCTGCCAGAGCATGACCGCGCTTCAGTCAAACGCCTCACTGGCGCTCTTGCAGCCACGTTCCAAACCAAGTCTTAGTCCGAAGAATCTGCGTCTTACATTGTCCACGCATGGAGTGCGACGTCCCGCCTTTCCCTGAGGCGATCATCTGCTCAATTATCTTGATGCTGAATTGAGGGAAGGTATGGATGACTGAAGCAGAATTGTTCAGCTACTACGAAAAAATCTACTTTCACGAGCTCGGTCGCAAAGAGCAGATTTTTTCTCGCCTGAACATCCCGCTGGCTGTGATGGTGGCCATCGTTGGTTTCTACGCAGTGATCATCAGTAGCGACTACAAAAGCTTGAGTCTGGACCCTGTAATCTGCTTTTGGGGTTTGTTTTGCTACTCAGTGATCGCACTTTTCTTCGGTGCCGGTTTTTTCATTGATGCCTTGCTAGGCAAGATGGATCAAGGAATTCCTACACCTAATGCGTTAGAGACCTGGAGGCAGGACTTGCTGGCCTACTACCGAGAAGATCCGAACTCGGCCGAGATCGTTGCCGCCGCACTGAAGAGATCGCTCTACAGGGACTACATGAATTGCGCTTCACTTATGACGGTGAACAATGATTGCAAGGCTTCCAGCCTGTACTTCTGCAATATCGCAGTAATCGTATCTGCAGCTTTCGCGGCTATTACTTACGCTATTGTCAAACTTCCCAGCCTTTAGGAATCGTCATGACTCAAAAACCACCGCCGCCACCGCCGCCACCGACGAGGAACGTTCGTGGCAATGTCCGTCCACCGCCGCCGCCTCCGCCGCCGCGTATGCCACCCATCGTGCATAAGAAATAAACATGAGCCCGGCCTAGCGCCGGGCTCATGATTTCTGGCAAGCGTTCGTGACTGTGTTGGCAAAATTCGTGGTGCCGTGTACTGTATGCGCATACAGTACTTGCGTATGGAGTTTGCGCATGTTGTCTATACGGAAAGCGGAAGTCAGTCCCGCCCAAGAACAGTCACATTCACGTCGATACATTTCTCGAAAAGAGCGTGCGCTACTGCGATGGTTTCGCCGTTTAGGAAAAGAGGATCGGTCTCATGTTCTGCGTTTTGTGTCGGCAATGGCTTTAACGAAGCTGCCACTCAAGTAATGTTTCAAAATGAACGAAGGCGCCTGAGAGCGTCTTTTTTTCACGCCTGCGTGTTTTGCATTCTTTCCCATTCCCTCTCTGTCGCCCTCTTGGCGGAAGCCTTGCTCTCATACAAATGGGTCAGTCGCCTCGGGTTGCTCTGGCCCCCTTCAGTGAGCTGCTTTTGTTCACCGGTTTTCTCGTCGCGGTACCAGGCCACAATTCCCGTGAAGTTGTCCGACGCTTCGGCCAGCTCGCTCACGCCATCATCGTCCGGCAGCTTGGATTCCAATTCGAGACTGGTGGTGAATGAGTCCGGCGAGAAACTATGTTTGACGTTGCCGCCTAACCACACCACGTCCGAGATCTCTTGCTTGATGCCCACCAGGGAATAGGTCAACTCTGGTGTCAGATCTGGTCGCCCTTTAGCCAGCGTGTAGCTGAGTGTCGCAGTACCGCGTTGCAGCCTGCTCATTTCTGCACGAGCGGCCACCAGTGCGCTCTGCTGGTCGGTGTAGGTATGGCGCAGGTCTTTCAGATTCTCCCCGCCGCCGGCAATGGCCTCTTTCTTCTGCGCACTGTTGACCTCGTAGTAGAAGGCGCGCACGCCGGTATAGCTGTCGCGATCGGCCTGCAGGAAACGGTGTTGATCGCCGTCCTGGCGCGTGAGGGTGATGTGGGGGAGATTCAGGCCGCTGGCCGTGATGGATTTACCGACAGGCATGAACAGCAGGCGACCGGCTTTCACGGTAGCGATGGCATCGTTCTCTATCCCGAGACGGCTGAGCAGATTTGCATCGGACTCATTGGCCTGGTCCAGGTGCGCAAGGTTGAGCGCGCTGAATGCGGCACTCACCACGGCACCGAGACCGTACGCTCCGGCAATTGCCTCAATGACGGCCTTCAATGTTTGGCCATGCCAGCTGCGCTCCCGCTTGACCTTCAGGCCCGCACGTAGATCCACGCTCCGGGCACGGATGCTGAGTTGGTCAGGCGCACCGCTGTGCTCGGTCTCGTCGACGGTATAGGTGCCTTTGTCGATCAGGCCGGTATCGCTCCAACCCAGCCAAACCTGCAGGACGGCGCCCTTGGGCGGAATGGTCAGCCGGCCGTCATGATCAGAGAGGGTGATGTCGAGCTGGTCCGCTTCCATCCCGCGATTATCGGTGAGCTCGATGTTGATTAAGCGCGCCTCGATCGCTGCCGTAATGTCGTTACCGTCGACCAAGACGCGACATATCGGTCGGGGGTAGGCCGTGGCGTCGCGGTACGCATCTTTTACCTTGCCCAGGTAAGCGTTGGCCTGGCTGATGGCCTGATCGATCACAGCACTCTCCTCAGGATGTTTCCTGCGGTGCTCGCTCCCGCGCCGAGGATGTCCGCACGGCCGTCATCGATGCGCTTGAGTGCAACGGTGAACTCGATCCGGCGAGCGGCGCCGTCTCGAAAAAACAGCGTCCTGGTTTCGTTGATGCTTTCGATAACCCAAGTCCCGAGGATCCTCCCGGTACCCTCAATGAGCGGCCACGACTTCCCGGTATCAGCCATTACCCGCAGGGTATCCAGACTCAGGGGTGTTCCCAGCAGCGCGGGAAGCAGGACGCCAGGCAGTGTGATCGCATCCTCGCCACGCCCCAGATACTGTCGAGCAGGGTTGGTACCGATACGTGAGGTTGTGCCGTGGCGCCAATCTGTCTGCCGCTGCAGCTCCTGATAGACCAGCGTTTCCAACGTGAAGACGAACATGCCGAGGGCCATCATCATGGTGGGGCTACTCCTGGTCCAAAAGGGAACTGCGACCACGCGCCTGCTTGGCGCTCTGACGCTTGTCCAGTTCGGCCGCGACAGCGCGTGCGATGGCAGCCGGGTCCATTCCCGGCGCGGGATGGATGTTGATGACGATCTGGTCGCCAGCAGCCTGGGCGACAGGCGCTGAAGCGGTGGCAATTGGTGCTCGATTGTCGACAGCAATTGCGCCGCCGGCACTGCCCATGCCAATGGCCAGCGCGCCAGCTTGAGCCAGACGTTTACCGGCGCCGGCAACGGCAGCCAATGGACCGCCTTCACCATCGGACAGACCTTGAGCCAGACCGGCCATGGTGAAGCCGCCCAGTTCAGCGAACACGCGGGAGGGGCTGTGGATGCCGAGCTTTTCCTTGAACCAGCCAATGGTGCTTTCGCCCGCTCCGACAACGGCGTCTTTCACGCTGCCGGCGGCGGCGGTGATTCCGTTCACCAACCCAGCCATGATCATGCCCCCGAACTCGGTGAATTTCCCCGGCAGCTCAACGCCGAAGTAACTCATCACACCGGCGAAGGCTCGGTAGAAAAGTCCAAGCGGGCTGAAGTTGACCAGGATCTCCAGAATGCCGGCGATACCGCCGCTGAAGCCCTGCTTGAGCTCAACCCACAGCGTGCCCAGGTAGGCTTTCACCTTGTCCCAGTTGGCATAGATCAGATACGCGGCCGTCGCAATGGCCGCGACAGCCGCGACGATTGGGTTTGCCATGAACAGCCGGCCAATCCACAACAAGGCCTGGCCTACGATCGGCAATACCTTTGTGCCCATGTTGACCAGCAAACCGAGGAGGAACGGAAGCTTGATGCCGATCAGTGACAAACCGTAACGAACAGCCAGGAACGGTCCTAGCGCCCCCGCGACAGCCAGCGCTGCAGCACCGAAGCCGGCGGCGACAGCGGCAATGCCGGCAGCAACGGTCAAAATGCCTTTGACCAGGTTGGGGTTCGCCTGAGCCCAGGCATTCACCTTTTCGAGCACATTATTGAAGCTTTCGATTAGGGCAACGAGCGTCGGCCTGAGCGTCTCACCCATTGCGCTGCTGAGGTTGAACATCCGGTTTTGCGACATCTGCCAGCGTGCGGACAATTGTTCGCCTTTGATGTCTCCCTCGCGCTGCATCGAGCCGGCGCCCTTGGTGCTGTTGACCAGGTCGAGCTGGCGACGGTATTCGCCAATGTTGTTGGCCAGCTTAGCGGCATCGTCGCCGTAGTCCTTGCCAAACAGTTGGGTGGTGACGCTCAACTGCTCGTTCTTGGGAAGTTTGTTGATTGCATCAAGCACCTTTTGGATGGTGCCTGTGGCGTCCTTTGCAATCCCATCCTGAACAGCTCGTGCTTCAAGTCCGACGGCTGCCAGCCCTTCCTGGAAGCGCTTGGGTTGGTTGGTTGCAATCGCGAGCTCGCGGATCATGGCGTTGGTGGCAGTACCGGCGGTCTCGGCTGACGCGCCCAGTGTGAGGAAAGTCGAACCCAGTGCCGCTGCATCCTTGAACGACATCCCCACCGAGGCTGTGATACCTGCAGTGCGTTGCATGACATCGATGATGTCCGCGCCTTTAGACTTGGCGTTGTCGTCCAGGTAGTTGATCGCGTCGCCGAGTTGGCTGACGTTCTTGATTGGCAGCTTGTACAGGTCGGCGATTCGGGCGAGGTTTTCGCCGATCTGATCGGCCGGCAATTCGAAAGCGGTAGCGGCCGTCGCGGCGACGCGAGCGAATTCGAGCAGGTCGTCTTTGCCCTGGACCCCCATGCGCGCAGCACCTTCGACCAGCGCGGCGATATCGGTCGTGGCCATGGGAATTTGCTCGGCCATCTTTTTGATGGCAGAACCCATGTCGTAGTAGGTCTGGGTGAGCTTGCCATTGTCGCCCCGGGCACCTTCAACTTGTTTGGCCACGCCTGCCATCGCGTCCTCGAAGCTCGAGTAGCTCTTCACCATGCCAAGGATCGGCAATCCGACCGCAGCACCGGTGGCAGCTGAGCTGGCGCCCGCGACCGCTGCATTACCGGCGAGCTCACGCCCTTTGCTGTAGCTCTGTTGCAGCCTGGACACGCGCTCTTGCTGTTTGCCCAGCGCTGCCAGCCGTTCACGCTGGACCTTGATGGCTTGGTTCGCCGCTTCAATGTCTGTTTTCAACCGGCGCTCGGTGCTGCCCAGGTTGCGCGTATCGGCACCGGTGGACTTGACCAGAGGAATCAGGCGCTGCAGTTCGGCGCGTTGCTCGCCGTGCTTGTTTTTCAGCTTTTCCACTGCGGCAGTGGCGTTGATGAACGTCTTCTGAAAAGCCGCCGAAGGGGCGTCCATGGTTTTGAGCTGCTCGCGGTACAGGCGCACTTTGTCCTGGGCCTTAGCCAGCTCTTCAGAGGTTTGGCGCACAGCCTCGCGTTGGCGGGTGTAGCTCGAGATATCTGATTGCTGCGCGTTCAGCGCCTTGAGTTGGTCGCGTGCTTCCTTGAGCGCACGCGAGGTGGCGTTGCTGCCGTTACTGATCCGCTTGAGTGGGGCGGTGACTTTGTCGACCGCCGACAGCAGTACTTCGAGCCGCAGCTTGTCAGTCATCTTTTGCCCCGCTTCTTACCCGGGCGCGTTCGCGCCATTCCATCAGTTCAGTAAGGGACAGCGGATCCATCGCCGCTGGCCCCCAGTGGAAAATCACGGCGATGTCCGCCATGGCGTCATCTACGCAACGAGGGACGCATCCGTCTTCGCCGACTTCGGCAGCAAAAAACCTGTCACCACGGTGGCCATCTGCACCAGGTCGGCCGGGTCCATTTGCCCGAGCTCATGGTCGGTCAACGCCGGGATGGTGATGCGAGGCAATACCTTGCGCAGTGCGAGGACGTCCATCTGCAGCAGATCCGCCAGGCTTACCCCACGCAGCTCGCCCGACATGGGCTTGCGCAGGGAAACAGAGGTGAGTTGCTCGGTACCGCGTTTGATCGGGGTATCCAGTGTAATGTCTTCAACATTGGGGTTCTTTTGCGGGGCTTTTTCTGGAGTGGTCATGTTGGTGTCCTGAGAACGGGGTAGGGGATCCTGCCGAAGCGCTGATTACAGGCCGATGGCTTTACGATGCTCGGCCAGCATGTCTTTGCCGTTGACGTTGAAGATGAAGTTGAGCAGGTCGATCTCGACCTCTACGTTTCCATCGATCGTCAGTTTGTAGTAGCTGCAGGTGGTGGTGAACTTGTGCTCGGTGTCCTCTCCGGACTCGGCGTCGCCCATGTCGATTTCTTCATGGCGACCACGAACAACGACCTCGACTGCCGATACGTCGCCGGTGTCATCGCGCTGGATCGATCCGGCCCAGCGCAGCATCACGCCACTGACAGAAACGGCGCCGTACTGACGCAGGGCCGTCAAATCCCAGCCGCCGAGGGTCCACTCGAGTTGGATACCATCGTCGCTGTGTCCGAGGTCGGCCTTGACCGGGCCGTCCATACCGCCACCACGGAACTGTTCGAATTTTCGGCCCAGCTTGGGCAGGGTGACGCTCTTCGACTGGCCGACATAACTGACGCCATCGTTGAAAAGGTTCATGTTCTTGAGCTTTTTGGGCAGGGCCATTGGGGCGCTCTCCTACGGCGCGGCCGAGACCGCGCGGGTGAATGGGTGATCAGGCGTTGACTCGGCTGGCGAAGTCGACCAGGTAGCGATCGGTGATGCGCTGGCGCAGGTTCAGGTTCTCGAGCGGCGGTACCGGCGTGTAGTCGTAATCGAGGTACAGCTTGCCGGCCTTCAGGGTGTCCTTGTCGTTGGCAGCCTCGTCGTACCAGCACTCGCCGCCAATCAAGTAGCCCAGGCGCACCAGTTCGCGGAACTTCGCGTTGATCCCCTCGACGATGTCGCGCACCAGGCTTGCGTGCATCGGTTTGTCCACGGCCCAGAACTGACCCTCGGCCATGGTGTCGGCGAGCACCTGAGCGGTGCGGGTGTAGTTCTCAAAAGCGAACAGCGGATCATCACTGCAGGTGCGCGAGCCCCAGAAACGGAAACCCTCACGGCGAATGAGCGTAGTGACGTCCGCCGCATTGAGTAGGCCGGCGTCGGTGGCCGGGTTCTGCAGATCCCAGTAGATGTCCCGGCTCAGCCCGGAAACCCCGTTGACCGGCACGTTGGACAGGGTTTTGTGCCAACCGACCTGCTCGTCGAGCTTGGCGCGCAGGCCGAGGGCGCGAGCGATGGCAGAGGCGGGGGCATCCGCATTCGCGGTGGTGTCCCAGTTGATGAAGTCCGGCCAGATGGTCATCAGTTCCCGGGCACCGAAGTTCTCACGATAGGCGATCGCTTCGGAAACAGTCTCGCAATCCCAGGCATTGGCATAGGCAAAGCCACGGAGCTTCTGCGCGATGACCACCAGCTCGGTGGCGACGGCCAGAGAATCCAGACCAGGTACACCGAGGATGCGTGGGCGCACGCCCAATTGGACTTCCGCAGCGAGCAGCGCCTTGAGGCCTTTGTACTGGCCGTTGGCGCTCACGCTGCCGACGATGTTGGACGTGGTTTCTGCTTCGGTAGCACCTTCCTCAACCCGCACCACCACCGTGACCGGGCTGGCCTGGTCGGCGATGGCGTCCAGACTTTTGGCGAGCGTGCCGAGCTCGCCGGCTTTGCCGCTGGCAGTCAATACGTCGGTGAGCAGAACGGGCTTGTTCAGGGGAAATGCAACGGGATCCGCGTCGCTGGCAGTGCAAACCATGCCCACCACGGCAGTGGCGACGGTGCGAATGGGCCGGGTGCCCTCGTTGATCTCGAGGACGCGTACACCGTGATGGTAATCGGTGGCCATGGGAGTGTGCCTGTGCAGTTGAATGACAGTGCACAGGCTGCCGCGCGCGCGCCGAATGGGCGAGCGCGTGGACTTGTAAGACGATTGTTTACAGCGAGAGCATCAGGTTACTGCGGGAAATCAGCGATCCACTCTGGGGCCGATGGCCGTCCAGGTTCGTCAGGGAATAACGGTGATGCCGGCCAATCGCGCAAGGCCTGAATGTACATCAGCAGCCCGCTGAATTGCTCGGGCGTCAGCGTCGTTTGCTCGCCAATGTCGAGCTGGTCGCGGTGCCGCTCACGCAGCCACCTAACACGCTCGATCTCTGCATCACGCCATGACCGCTCTCGCACCGAAAGCGCCTCGGCCGTTAGTGGCAATGGGTCGATCAGAATCGGCAGCCCCTGAGCATCGTGGCCGCGAATCTTTCCTTCGACTGGGTTGCCAATCACCGACAGAAAGCGCGCTTCATCGATCGGGACCACATCGGCCGGCATATTGTCGCCGTGCAAGCTGGTCAGGTAGGTGCAGCCCGTGGTTTTACTGTAATAGCGAGTGTCCATGACGTGCCCCTAGGAACCGATAGAGAGATAAGTAACTTTGGCGTTCTGGACGACTGAGGCCCACTCCTGCGTCGCCCAGGTAAATCCTAAAAGACTCTTGCCGGTAAGGAACGCATTCCAGTTACCAGCGGCACTTTCTGCACAGGACAGCAAGGTTTGATAGTGGGCATTAGGAAAGGCCAGCGGCAGCGAATAAGACACTGAGACGCTACTGGAAATATCGCCGACATTAATTTGGCCCCACTGAAGAATCAGGCCGCCCAGCCAGGTCGGGAGAGTGATGTAACCGTTGGCGGCAAGGCTGATCCCGAAACCCCAGCGCATTTTCTTCGGGGTGACGATCGTGGCGTCATCCACGCCGGCATTCGTCAGCGCCTGGGTGGCGATCTTGGCCGTGCCCTGATTGGTTTCGGTAGCCTGAGCGGCCAGCGTTACCAGCGCGGCAATATCAATGTTTCCCTGATTGATTGGCGCGTTCCAGGCCTTGATGCACATAACTACCGCGATGTTGCGCGGACGCGTTACACCCAAACCAATGCCAGCGGCGTTCGTCGTGACAGAAGCGACGCCGACTGACTGGCTAACCGGATAATCTGCGACAACCAATTTATCAAGGCCATGCAGGGCATCGACGTTAAGGTCAGCCGCGTTATGCCATAGACCGGTTGCGGCGGGCTGGGCCGTAGACGGATCGAAGGTCTGCAAACTGCCTTTCTGCCAAGTGCCGATATCACGCCCCGCATCGGCCCCGCGCCCATGGTCCCAACCTCGCTCGAACTCGCCACGCGACTCCGGTAACCGGAAGTTACCCGCACCCTCATCACCTTTGTTGAAGGCACCACCCAAGAACGCCGCCAGATCCGGATAGGCCGCGACGCTCTTCACACTGCCGTCACGCTCCAGAAAGCCCGGCGGCACCTTGTTTACTGGAAAGGAGACTTGCGTGCCGACAGGCAACGCCGAAGCCTGGGCAATCATCGCCTCGATTTGCGTCTTGGTGTAAGTGTCGGTAATGCCCATCCCAGCCAGCGTGCTTGGGTTATCACCCGACACCACTACGCCGCGATTGTTGACCTTAACCCGGGTGAACTCGCCGGCCGTTTTGTTCGCCGGCAGGACTTCCAGAATGGCCGCATCGACATAAGCACGGGACGCCAGAACAATCGCCGGGTCGATCTTCAGCGTGATGCTGCCGGCGTTGTTGACGATGAAATTCATCCGCACCACTTGCGTGCGGCCTGAGCCCTGCGACAACAGCGGTTTGTAACTTGGTGCGCAGTTGGCTACCGCCACCAGATCGCCGGCCTCGTCGTACAGACCGATTTCACGAATCCAGCGCCCACCCTCGTCGGCCGGAATAATCTGCTCGGCGATGATGACCGCCGGATTGGCCGGGTCGACCTTGAGTTCATTCAACGGTCGACGTCGCCATTCGTTGATCAAAGCGGTTTGCGCGGGACTGGGGATGGGGTCAGTCAGGTTGGCATCACCAACGCCCATGTCGGTGATCTTCCAGGGAATGCCGAGCGCGTCGGCGTTCGCCTGTTTGGCCAATCCCACGTTGGTGAGAATGGCGAAAAACTGAGAGTTCGCATCAGTCATGGTAAACGTCCAGGGTGTCTATGGAGTGTTCGCGGCCGATCACGCCGAAGTGTCCGGTGACTTCAATGTCACGCATCACCGGTGGGTAAACGTCGATCTCATCGCCTTCATAAAGGCAGGCCGCTATGTTCAATTGGCCTTGAGTTTCGAGGCTGATCGCCAGCCCCGTCAGGTGCCTGGTCAGCGGGCGGGCGTCATCGATCAGCCAGGTGAGTTCCTGGTACATCTCTTCGGTGATACCGGTATCCAGCACGCCGATCTTGATGGCGAACGTTCCCGGCACGCCCTCCGGCACGGTTTGCCACCACTCCAGTACCTCGATCAAATAACCCAGTGGCTCGACCACACGACGCAGGGCGCCGATGGTCCCTTTACGCGAATGAACGTAGTAAGAGGTCTTGATGACCTGGCGCTTGATGGCCTCCGACCAGCTGGAGTCCCAACGATCGACGGAAAATGCCCACGCGAGATAAGGCAGCAGGTCGACAGGGCAGCGATCGGGGTTGACCAAGTCCCGTATCGGGATTGGGACACGCTCAATGCGTGCCAACGCCTGAGCGGCGAGCTGCTCCAGCTTGCTGGCATTGGGCGGCAGGAGAGTGCTCACAATTGCCCCCCGACAGTCACGGAAAAACCCGTGCAGTAGGCGGCTTGGGCAGTGGTGGGGGCCAAGTCCGTCCAACCATTCAATACCACCTTTCGAACGCCTTCGACGTGCAAGGCGGCGTGAATGGCGGACTCCGAGACTTCAACGCCCAAGCGCCGACGTTGCGAAACGAACGCGGCGAGTTTGGCTTCGGAGGCCGCGCGAATAGGCTCAGCTTCAGGGCCAGTGGTGGCCAGGTACAGCACAGCGTCGACGGTGTAGGTCAGGATTTCAGCCGACTGCACGGTGAGGCGATCAGCGACCGGGCGCCGATCCTCGTCACTCAGATAAGCAAAGACGTTATCGAGCAGGTCCTGTGAGGCCGTGCCGTCGCCCAGCAGCGCCTGAACGGTTACCACCGCCTCCGCAGGGGACGGGCTTTCGGCCGAGGCATCGGCAACACGACCATCGGCACTACGCGCGTGGAGGATGTAGCTGTTACGCGGGCCGGCAGTGGAAAGGCCTTCCCAGGCCATCTGTGCACGTTCGCGCAGACTTTCGTCCGACTCCATCACAGCCGCGATGGGTGGGACTGCTGCTGGGTTAGCAGGAATGACCACAAGTCGTTGGACGTTGACGTTGGCGGCCAGTTGCACCAGATCATTACCCTTCGCCTTGGCCAACAGGTTGGCCAGGCACGCCTCATTCACGCGCTGACGCCAGATGGTCTCGCGGTAGGCGTTTTCTTGCACCAGTTTGGTCAACGGCTCCGACTCGAGTGCCAGCGTTGCGGCAACTTCAGCCTGCTGCTCGACGGGCCACAGGTTCACGGTGTAGGCCTTTCGCTCCGCGAGGATCTGCTCGTAGTCGATCTGTTCGACCACGTCGGGGTCCGGCAGTTGAGCCAGGTTAATCGGCGTAAAGGTCTTCATGCTGTGGCTCCCATCGCCAGCGGTACGCGCAAGCTGAGCGGCTCGTTGGTGTCTACCCGGGTACCCTCGATGTCGAGAATTGCCTGTCCGGCTTGAGCGCCCAGGCTCAGCTGCACGCGGCTCAAATGAATCCGCGGTTCCCAGCGCATCAGGGCCATTGCCGTCGCGGCATAGGCCTGCAG